AATACTCTCTGTAAGGATACTTTTGCCATTCTTTTCTCCATTGTTGAAGGTCTGCCTCCCTTGCTTCATCATGTGATCTATATTCTCTCTGAATGTCACCCACTCCAAATTCTCCGCACAATTGTTGGCTCTGTTGTTGTCTATATGGTTGACCTGTGGTTTGTTGTCCGGATTCGGCACAAATGTCTCTGCTATAATTCTGTGCATCTTTACAGTCTTGTAACTGCCATTTATCAGTATCATTGTCCTTAGATACCCATTCGCATCCTTCGCTGGTTTCATTATCCTGACTGAATCGTCTCCTTTTTTCATCTTGTACATAAGTGCCGATAACCTTCCAAGATTGCTCACTTGATACCTCCCACCCGAACCAATGACCTCTTTCCAACATTCGTTTGGCAATGACATCTGCCTTAATATATCCATCTTCCTGCAAAAGTTTGTGTCCATATGTACAAGTGATTTTTTTGTTGTCACTTAATACAAATGTAATTACTTTATGCCTTGAATGGTCAGTCTTGTATATGAACTTATCAACAACTTTTCTTAATACTGTGTTGTAATCATTGTCAATGCTGTAAACAAGTTGACCTGGTTTAATATCTTTAATTTGCTTATACCCATCATTGCATTTAACAAGAGTTTCACCAGTAAAGCATCTTGATCCTCCTTGCATAACAGAGATGCGCTTGTCGCTTTCGTTTAGGATTTCGTAGATCTTGTTAGTCTGTAAGGTAGCATTCATATTGTCTTAGTATTTATGGGTCAACCAAAGGTAAGTTTAAAAAATAAAAAAAAATTTTGGAATGCGATTTGAGGTTGAAAAGTAGAGGTAAAAAGGGGGGTCATCGTATATATAAATTTTATAAAGGTTGGTTAAATGACTATTATTTTTGGGGATTACCCCAACCCCCCTAAAAAGGTAATTCCTTTAAGTCCCCCCCATCGTATAGGGCCAGCTTGCCCACAAATCAGCATCAATACTAACAACTTTAGTATTTCTTATAACTAATATTATGTTAAATAGACACGCAAAGACTTATATATCAATGCCTTATATATTATCTTTATCTTCTATCTGTACAGTCCTATTGTCCTGAAGTAGGATGTTAGGCTTGATGATTTCAATGGCAATCTGGTTGAGGTTACCTTCTATCTTGGATTCTATCTTCTGAGTTGGTAGACCAATGTAGTAGGCGCAGAAGAGTTGTATGGCTTTCATATCCCCTTCCTTTATCTTTTCGTGGAGCTTAGTAAAGGCTGTGGTTGCCATTGGGTGTAGCTTCTCAATGATGGCATCCTCATCCATCCTTCGCTTCCTACCAGAACCTGGGCGATAGCCTCCGACCTTCTTCTTCTCTGCTGTCCTTTGGTCAATCTTTGCTTGTAGTTGTTCGTCAGTCATTTGATTTGTAGTGGTTAATCACATATGCGTTTATATTGTAAATCAATGTTTAAACATTAATCTACCTTATCCAATTTCTCCTTTTGCTGTATCACTTCCATATTATGGGTAAATCCCTTTGGGTCATCAGCCTTCTCATATATCTTAAACTTCACCCATTCACCAGGTTGATCATTGATATACTCAATAAAATCAGCCTTAAAGATATTTAGGTAGAGACCATTCTCAGCCTTCTTTATATAAAATCCTTTCCTTTTCATATACCTAAAATTAAATACAAAATTTATAAATCATTGATATTTATTTACTTATATAATAATGAAATAAATATTTACTTATATTGATGTATATATGATATACTTTATTATCTTTGATATATCAATTTAAAATAATTAACATGAATATCACATCAGGACAATCAGCACAGAAACAACATTTAGAAAATGGTGCGCTTACAGCTTGCAATCGCAAATCATCTGGAATTAATAAAAATAGCTTTGAATCTTTTAAATGGTGGGCAGATAAATATCCTGAAGTTTGTTGCACAAAATGCCTTAATCGTTTTACTGAAAAATCAAATAGATTAACTCAAACAAATAAATAAAACCAAATCAAACAACAATGAAAAAGTCAACACTCCAAACCATCGCAATCATTCTCTTGGCACTTATCCTTTGCACCGCTGATAACTGGTTCTAAACCACAACAACATCAAAACTAAAAAGAGGGTATCAACCCTCTTTTTTTATATGTTATAATTTATCTTTTCTAACTCACATCCTTTGTCCATTAGATACCTTATCACCTCCTCACTATCAATCTCACTTGGAATTGATACGATTAGCCTTGTTGGTATGAGATACTTCGCTGCGATACAAAGATTAACCTGATCAATGAACTGCTTAGTTATCTCATCCCCTATACTAAGCATATCCCTCACCTTTGTTATACCATGAATCACAGTAGTATGGTCAGCACCAAATAATGACCCAATATCAACCAATTTAAGACCCATTTTTTCCCTTGCAATGAAATAGTAAGCATGACGGCAAAGAACGTAGCCACGCGCTCTATTTTGGCTCATAATCTCACTCTCTGGTATACCACTCACAAATGCAATGACTGACAGCAAATTCTCTTTAGTTAACATATTTATTTATTTAAAGTGTATAATATAGTACCTTGCATTGCCAAGTACCCTCTCTTTTATCTTTATTGACCTTTCTTTTATCAATGTAAATATATCTTATTAAGTTATCAAGTTAGTAACCAAGGTTTACCACAACCACCACAACCAAACCCCACCAAAAACCTTGGTAACGTCAGAACGCGATATTTTCATCTTTTCTTCTTTTCTATACACTATACTTTTGCAAAAAAATATAGGTATACCCTAAAAAATGAGAAAAATGATGTTAATCACGTCTCCACATTGATTATCAACCACTTACGAACCCAAAATCGCGTTAAAATCGCGTACCAATCGCGTTCCCAAGCAAAAATGACGTATCCAAACTATATAAACATTAGAATAAATCATCATATGTCTCATTTGTTTTATTAAAGTTATACATCTTTTTTCCTCCACTACTTTTTTCTCTCTTACTTTGGTACGCGATATTCAGAATTTGACATGACTCCTCCAACCCTTTGGTAAACCTTTTAACCGAGTAATCTTTCTTATCAAAACCACTCATGAGCATAAAGTCATTGTAAAGCTGTTCCAACTTGATCCACCCAACTTCTTCCTCTACCACCTCCAAGAAGTATTCAAGGAACTCCTCCCCAAACTGCACTCTGATCTGCTTGCGTTTAATCTTATCCGAAGATTTAACCTCCAACACTCCAAACTCAAGGTATCCTTGTACGCAATCAAACATCAAATTATAGAACCTATTCCACTCATCTTTATCCCAATCATCAAAAAGCTTATGTCCAAACTCATCCTCTGGTGTCCGCTTCGGCCCAAAGTATCCGCTAAATTCCAATACCTTCTGCCTCCTCTTTGCGTGGTTACCCGAATTAGGGATAGTGTAGTTTGTGGTGAACATAACCTTTGGTGAGTCAGAATAAGGGATAAAAAGCTCATCCTTGTTCTTCTTTTCAACAGTGATACCTTCAGTTATGATGCTATAAAACCCTTCAAAATCAACATTCCGCCTTGTATCCTCAATTGCAAGTATCCTTGTATCCAGGTCAACCCTTTGAAAGGCAAATGACTTGTCAAACTTGAAGTTCTTGCCATCAACCCGAACAATATTGAGCAGATACCCCAATGCCTTCACGAATATCCCCTTTCCTGTTCCTCCTCCATTTGCTTCCTTCTCAGTCTCCTCTGCCAAGATCACCGAGAATGGCCTTGAAGGGTCTTTATAATTGTGCAATAAATAGCCTATTAAGCCTAAAGCATAGATATACCTATCCTTGTCCGAATCACTAATCTTCTCAATAAATCTGAAGTATTCTATTTTCTCAAGCTCAATATCCCCATCAATCACAATAAAATGGTCAATAACTTGTGATTTCCAGACTACTTTCCCTAATTCGCCATAACTTTTTAGTTCAATCTTGTCCTTCCCAACCACCACAACACCATTCTTAAACGGGAAAAACCCTTCATTCTTGGTATCTTTCAAAAAACTAAGCTCTGCCCTCTCAAAGAACTCAAAAAAAGCATCAGAGAATAGCACAGTTGCCCCTTTGTAAATCAACTCAAGTAAATCTTGAGGTGTGACCCCGCCATCAAACGAGTCAGGTAACTTATCCACATAATCCTTGATAAATCTTTTAATCTGCTCTGTACTTGCCTCCTCAACAAATCCATCTTTAACCCGAACGAGTCTGTAAATGGTTGACCCACTATCGTAGAAGTATAGGCGAAAACCACCAATTGTAGTAAGAAACACTTGCAATTTGTACCGATTTATACTTGCTTTCCCTTTGTCATCAACATCCCAAAAGGTACAAATCTCATCTCCCCACCGAGCATCAAGCTCATCCACCATCAATTCTGCATCTTGAAGCGATTTATTGTGCTTTTTTACCAAAATCGTAATCAAATCATCCTTACTTGCCCCATCATTCTTCTTTGAAAACAACTCTCTCTCTACCTTGTCACCGAAGGATGTTTTTTTTTCTCCGAACCCCATGTCAAGCAACTTCCGCGCAGCAAGCTTAAAGTCTCCAGATGTTTCCAAAATGGAAAAAACTGCTGAGAGCTTGTATCCTTTTTGCACAGTAAAAGGTGTGTTGACCGAAAAGACACTAAAAAGTCCCAAACCTTTATTCCATGATCCACTATGCTCAGCCTTTGACCCTGGTCTTAAAAAAAAAATACGTTCACTATTTTCTTTTACTACCACCCACCCATTGCGAGTCATCAGGTCAACAATATCTCCTCTCCGATTGTAGTCATCAAAAGGCGATACCCCATAATCTTTGGTTGACGGCCTCTGATGAGCCTCAATTATCGCTTCTTCAAAGATTTCGTTGAAGGAGCGCATAATCTCAAACAATACCTCGCGCTCATCAAGCGAGATGACATTAATCCCTTCTTGTTCAATTTCGTAGCCTTGTGTAGGCGGTGCAACAACATATCCACCTTCTCCCCGCGTCTCAATAATTGTATAAGATTTGATGGAAGGGTTATTCTTACTTTCTTCCAATGTTGGTAATCGCTGTGCGAGTTTTTGATTGCCTTCAATCGCCTCGCATTTATAGATGAGGTGTTTGCCATTGGAACGGGTTTTAACGATGTGTAATTTGTTATAAAGTTCAGAAGGAATAGCCGATTGTATAGCCTCCCATAGGTCATAAGTCTCATACTTTGTATCAATGTCAATGACCTCAAGATTGCCACTCACCGCCCCACAAATAATGGCAACCCCTTTTGCCCTATTATCTGCCATTTGACGAGCTAATTCTTCTTCCTTTATCATTTCCTCTTGGTAGACCTTCCAAGGGAAAATAGCCTGCTTATTTTCATTTACAGCAATAGTATTGATGCCGAGTTGTAAGTAGTTCATAGTAATTATTGTAGTTTATAGCAAAAAACATCCACATCAGCGACATCCCTAACCACACGAGCAAATATGCCCATTGCGTTGAGTTTATCAATCATGTATTGTTGCAGTTCAGACACAACTCCGGTGTCAGTCTTAACTTCAAGCATTATGACAGTTCCCTTTCGTATCGCCATCAAGTCACAAATCCCAGGTGTTGATGTGCTGATGAGCTTTGTCACAAACCACCCATTTTCCTTTAATCGCTTAACTATTTTTGTCTGGAGTGTTGATTCTTTCATGTTAAAACATTTTTGTTTGCATTAGATAAGGTTTGATGTTTTGTTCGCATATTTTGATGTATTCTGTACTCATTTCGCTTCCTACAAAGTTCCTATTTGCTCTTAAAGCTGCAATTGCTGTTGTGCCTGTTCCCATAAATGGGTCATAAATCAATCCACCTTCAGGGCAGCCTGCAAGTATAGGCTTTTTTATCAAATCTGTGTTGTAGGATGCAAAATGTTGGTCTGTGCTTCCTTTAGTGGTTACATCCCAAAAGTCTGATACTGAGCCAGGATTCTTTCCTTTTGGATTAAACGATACAGCAGTTGCTGACAGCATTTCTTCAGTATTGCTTTTGGCATTTGCATTATATGTATGCCTATTACCATCATTTCGCTTATCGTTTGAGTGCTTATGCTTATCTCTTATTGCATCCAAATCAAAGTAATATTTCTCAGATTTAGTCATAAAGAATATGTACTCATGCTTTTTAGTGAACCTATCTGTTACTGATTCTGGCATACCATTGCGCTTTGCCCAAATAATGTCATTTCTGAGAATCCATCCTCTTTCAATGCAACCGATAGCAAACCTGTGCGGAATCAATAAAAGGCATTTATTTGGTAGATTCTTAGGCTTTAGTAATTTTCCGCTTTCCCCTCTATTTAGAATATAGGTTGACTCAGATTGGTAGTCTTTACCTCTTGCAAGTGCTGCATTTGTACCACTTTGAGTTGAGAAACTATCCCCTAAATTTATCCAACAAGTTCCTTCATCTTTAAGCACTCTATAAATCTCATCCATCATTTGCCAAAGATGCTCAAGGTATTCTTGAAAGGTTGGCTCTAATCCCCATTGACCATCATAACCATAGTCACGCAGTTGCCAATAAGGTGGTGATGATATAACACAATCAATACTTTTATCTTGCATCTTTTTCAGTGTTTCAAGACAAGGTTCATTAAATATAGTGTTAATCATTTTATCTTAGTTTTATCAGGGTTTGTGCCTTTGTCATTAAATTTTATGTACTCATAACTTGGGTAATACAGTTCAAACATCTCCTCTGATCCCCAAATCTTTGGATGTATCTCAAACATCCACTCCCCATCTTTTAACCGCCATCTAACATTTTTACGTTCTAAATTGCCTTGAATGTACTCAGAGATTGAGTTAGTCTTTTTCTGATGCATTGAGTTGTGTTTTTTAGTGTATAAAATGTGTGTGAGAGGATAAAAATAATGATAAATACGGGAATTGATACGATGAAAAAATAAATTACCATGATTATATAAAAGAACAATTTCATATATTGAAGTCCTTTTTGAAGTGATAGGTTGTGTAATCTTTCTTGTTCATCACCGCCTGATATATCTTGTCCTCAATACCACCACGACTAAATATCCAATGAATATTTGCTTCTTTTACCCTATCTTTCGTTTGGATTCTTGCTCTTGCTTGCCAGTAACTAACCGCAGAGAAGTCAATATTTAAGAAAATCAACGCATCAGCAGTTGAGATGTTTACCCCTTCGCGACCGCTCTGAATCTGAGAGATAAATATCAAATTGGTTGACTCATTGAACACAGTCGCCTCTGTTGTCAAGTTTTCAGAACCAAAAACATATCTTATTGCCATTTCCTCTGCGATGAACTTATAATATATGGCAATCTTTAACCCATTAAACTTTTCTTTAATGTATTCAACCTTTGAGTAGTCAACCACCTTCGCCATCCTTTCCGGCTCATCAACTATGACAGTCCCAGAATACACTTGGTGCAATTTTTGCAACAACTTAACTGCTGTATCACCAAGCACAACTTGTCCTTCCTTATTCCTTACAACCTTATCTATTCGTAACCTATTTGCAAGAGTATAGGTTGACTCAAGCATCTCAACATGATGGATATGCTCATTTACAAGTGACTCAAAGCCAGCTTGCTCTTGGGTGAACGTGAGGAATAGGTGACCACACAAGTCCATCACCATTTTCTTATCAGCCTGGTCATAGTTGTTGAAGGACTGACCATTTATCTTCATCTTCTTCACGTTAACAAATTGCGTGGCCCATTTGTAGAAGTTCTGATAGTGGTCAAATGGCGAGTAACTACTAACCCAGAACTGATGATAAAGTTGAGAGAATGACTCAGGGTTTGGTGTACCACTAAGGTAGATGATAGGCTTTCCAAAGCAGATGCGCTTCAACTCCTTGGCTCGTGCTGATGGTACAGGAAAGGCACTCAAACTATGCGCCTCATCAATAATGATCAGGTCAAATGACTCATGCACGTTGCCAAGTTGCTCATAGTTGGTGACATAAAGTGCTATCGTTTTGTTGAATCCAACAAATTGATCCATTATGTCTTGAATGGCTTTCTTCTTGGTAACAAATAGGACTGACTTAGCACCAAACTTATGGGCGGTTGCCATTGCAGTTAAAGTCTTGCCAGTTCTAACTTGCATTGCGAGATAAGCAATCTTGTACTTCTTCAGCAGTTCAACCGCCTTATTACTTATCTCCTCCTGGTAATCCCGTAATTCCAAGGTGTTGCTCATTATAATAATTTTGTGCTATAAATACTTTCCAATCTTCGGCATGAGCAAATTGTTCAAGACCATGTATGACTGCATTTTGTATCTGATCGCGTTCCATTTGTAAATACTTTGTAAAGTCAACGCGATTTCCGTTCTTAACGATTTCGTCCATTATTTCTTTTACTGCTGATTTCATTTTGTATATTTTAGATTAAACCATAAAGGCTTGCATATTCATCATCCTTTTTCTTTCTTCCTTTCTTCTCGCAGTCTTTGCAATAGACCGCGAGTTTATCAAGCCGTCTGTTGCTAACATAGAACTCAGACTTTGGCTTTTCTTTTTTGCATTTTGAACACTTCTTCATAGTTCACTTGGTTTTACGAATGTACAATTATCGCATCCTTTTCCATCGCAGTCTGGGCATACCTCATCAGGCTCATTTTGAGGCAATATTACCGACCTAACATACCCTATCAATCTGAACTGCTCAACAGTTACTTTGAGGTGTTGTACGGCTTCGCCAGAGTAGATCATGGCATCAATTAACTCTCCGAGGAGTTTGTGTCTTTCGTAGGTTGAGAGGTCAACCCATTTAGGCAAAGGCATCTGGGGCATAAGCTTTGTTTTTTTAAAGTTAGAGTATATTTGTGTTTACAGAGACGGCATTTAATCCAAATCGGATTCAACATCATGTTGCGTTTCATCTTCTTGATAATAGTTGCCATAATTTTCAAGTTGCCAGAGTTCGTAAGGTGTCATTTGTTATAGTTTTATGTAATCGTTAAAATGTATTAATTTTAACCCTTCTCTGTCGCATCTAACACAAAACTCTGCATATTTTTCTATCTGCTCTTTCTGAATTGCTTTAGCTTGTTCAAATTCTTCATCGTATATTGATTCCTCGTAAACTTGCCTTCTGTTATACCTTACTTGTAACCATTCAACAGCTGTTTGTTTTTCCATTGTGTTTATTTGATAATTACTTCAATTGTTTTTCCTTTCAAAATATCAGTCAGTAGTCCATCAAGCTCCTCTCTTTGTTCTGGGTTGAGTAGTGCAAGCTTCTCAGTCAGCGAGTCATAGGAAAATGCATCTGATGCAATTTCTTTTCTCATTGACTCTCTGATTTCATCATCAAAGTGAGGGTAAGTTACAACATCTCTAAGTATCCAATTAAGCTTTAACGAATAATTGGCAAATATTGCTGATCCACGAGTGCCAGGGTTGGCTCTGACAAAGTCCTTTGCATACTCATCAGCAAGCTTTAAGTGATGGATACAAGATACAACTGAGCTACCCATTGATGTCTTTTTTCATACGTTCTAAATACAGGATTGCATCCATAAGTTCTTCTTGCAAGTGGTTCATCCAATCTACAACATCAAGATCATTTCTCTCTAAGGTTGACCCGTACTTTGTGATACCTCTTTGTGACCTTTCGTTAAACTTGTTCACCACTTGCTCTACAATTTTATCCTTCATTCTTCTGATATGTTATTTGGTAAGATGTGCGCTTTGGCTTGATGTCCTCATTGATTGACTTCCAGAGTTCAAATGTTGTTTGGAATGTTTTCCAATCTTGTGCAGATTCCTCAATTGTCTTGGTGAGTAGTTGCCAACCAATGCCTTGTATTGCTCCTCCCTTTCCGGCTGTCCTTGTCTTTGCATTGAGCCACAATATAGCCACTCCCTCAACATGATAGTCATATTCCTTGAGTAGCTCATTATAAGCCGCCAATTGAAGCCAATAAGAGTTGTGCATATTATTAGAGGTCTTGATGTCAACGAGGTACTCTTTGCCATTTATCTCAAGCACTCTGTCAACTGTTCCGGCAAAGCCAAGCACATCAGATGAGAAGTGCATCTCCATCATTCGCATCTTTGGACTCTGTGTATTGCAGAAGTCAACATACCTCTCAAACATTGCCCACTCAAGCATTTTGTACTTAGGATTACCAAATTGGTTGACAAAGGTCACCTCTTGGTGCTGATCATATTGCTCAGTCAGCTCATGCACAAGTGAGCCTCTCCTACCAGCCTCATCACGAATGGAGTCAGCATCTTGGCCCACATCTTTGAGCCATTTAAAGAAGGCTGCGTCTTTTGGATAGGCTTCTAAAATTGTGGTGACTGATGGCACATAATTGCCGTTATCAGTAGCATAGAACCGATTATCCACGAACTCAATTCGGCCTTTGTTAATGTCTATATTAAAGTTTTGCATATTTTGTATTTAAAAAAGTAAGGAGTGAGCAATATGCCCACTCCCATTTGGTTTAAAAAGGAACTTCATCATCAATAACTGGTGCTTTAGAGCCACCAAATAAACTTTTTGCATAGTTCTCAAGGAACTCCATCCTATCTGAGTCATCCCAAGTGTCTTTGCCTTTTACTTTGATTTTTACCAGGTCAGGCATCCCATTTGGGTTATCCTTTGTAAATGCCCACTTTAATCCACTACCATTTTGATTCAGAAAGCAGACACTTTTCTTCTTGTCACCATCAATTGTGAGCTTTGGGGTGATTTGTACCCTTTGAGATAGGTTGACATTTGGTAGAGTCTTGAGAAAAGATGCTGAGTAACCAGATGAGAAGTTCATCTCAAGCTGATAGTTTACACCATTTGACTCAACTTGCACTACCAAGAATTTGCCATAGTCGCTTTCCTTTGTGCCTACTTCTTTGATTGTTCCATCAAGAGAGTCATAAAACATTTCATAGACTTCGCGACCTGCTTTGTTGACACGAGATACTGCGCCCTCTGTCTTTTCTTTGAAGCTTCTTACAAGCTTGCCATTGCTAATTGATAAAAACACTTTTGATCCGCCTTGACTGTTAGTTAGTCCCATTTTTGTTTGTTTTATTGTTTAAAAGTTCTTGCTTTTTTTGATAACTATTGAGAATGTCAGCCATCCTATCGTTGTAAATCATTTGGTCAATCGTTTGAGAATATTTGTACTCAAAGTCCTCAATTTTAAATCTGACGGCTTCTGCACTTGCGTTTGACATATAGTAGATGTCAAGGGTGATTGAGTTGTATTCATCCCAGAAGGCTGATGGGATTTGGTATAAGGTTCTGCGTTGTACCATTTCTTGTGAGGATACTTTGTCATAATTAATCATTACAATTCCTACCAAACTACAACCCAGAATTAACAGGCATAGATACAGCATCTTGGAGTTGGTTTAGAGTGTTGACCAATTTGATATAAGTTGATTGCCTCATCTTACCAGAGTTTTCTGCTCTGTTGACTGTAACTGTGGTGACACCACTTAGGTATGCCAACTTTTCTTGCGTGATACCTTTCTGTTTTCTTAGTTCTCTTATTTCTTTCATTTTTGTTATTGTTTTAGCAAAGATATATAGGTTTTATATACAAAACACAAAGTTGATATATATTTTTTTTAATAATATGAAAAAACCCCCTCATAGAAATAAGGGGGTGAAAACAATCATTATGCTCAACCTAAATACAAAACTAAAATCATTTTATCAATGATTCATTCCCTTTATATGAAACGTATGCAGTTTTACCATTTACTTTTTTAGCTATAAGAATTTCATTTTTTAAATTCTTTTCATCGTATGCTACATGAACCCAACTCAATTTCCCATCAACTGGAAATTCAGCTATCAACTGTTTAAACTTCAAATTATTTCTAATGTAATTAAAAACTTCATTATTGCTTATCTCTGTCCCATCCATATCAATATCTATCGCGCGACCAAAACAATGATCACTTGTAGAACTTCCCCCAACCTCACGATTTAGGGCCTCTGATCTGTAACCACTTGAGATGTGAATAGGACATCTGAAATGCTCCCTAATTGGTTGGAATACTTTCTCTGCCAATAATTTAAAGTTCTCAATATGCTCTGGTGTTGGCATATTTGAGATGCCTTTTCTTTTTGCTGACTCAGACCGGATTACTTCCGATAGGTCAAGGTGTTCTGATAGTTTCATTTTTTTATTTTAAAATATAAATAAACTAAAACAATTATTAATAGTGATACAAGCCAATTTAAGCGACTATCTGCTTTTCCTTTCCATTGTATCACCTCACCCGTTAAACGTGCTGAATCTGCCTGTAATAAACGCACACGAGCATTGTCAACGATAAAGGACTTGATGGTATCGTGAATGGTGATTGACTTGGTAATGTCTCTTGTTTTCCACTTGGTGATGTAGGTTGTATCATTCAGGATATAGGTATCAGTAAGGGTATCAATCCTCACCAATGTATCTACCTCAACCAAGGTATCAGACTTTACAATGAATGTGGTATCATTCGCACACCATCCACCCTTTACCACAACCTTTGCAACTTCTTCAAGCATCTCTTGGTTGTTGAGAACTCTCTTAACTGGGTTGCACGATGTTAGGCAAAGGAATAACAAAAGCAATGCAATTGCAATGAGCAACAACCTTGGTGCATTAATCTTTGTTCTCATCCTTCTTGAATATTTTCTCAGCACTTGTCAAACCAAGGCAACCAAATGCAAGAGCAGACACAGAGTAAACCAATGCTTCTGATGGTTCAGTTTCGTAGAATGAGTTATGGTACATTGTTACGCAGATGATGATCACGCAAATAAAACCACAAAGTCTTTTCATTGATAGTCTGCCGTTTTCTTCACAAAAGAATTGTTTCATTGTTGTTCTGTTGAATCTATTGTTGATATTGAATCAGTAGAGGTTCTTTTCCTACCCCAAAAATTTGTCTTTTCCTTGATGATGATGGTATCTCTAATTGTAATTGTCTTGACTATTTTGGCATCTTCTTTGAGTTTAGCATTTTGCAATTTGATGCTTTGCACATTGGTCAATACTTCCTTCTCTGCCTTTTCAATATGCTTGTCAACTTTGGGGAGGAACTTCACAACAGTGTCAATATGTTCCTTTGATTGCATTAGGATAGTGTCAACCCCATCAAGAAGGACTTTATCCTCCTTGATAGGTGTTGCACATGATGAAAGAAATAGTATTGCAATTAATCGTTTCATTTGATTTTTCCGAGTTCTTGAAGGACTAAGATTTTAGATGTTGTGGCAGAGAGCAATGAATCAGACCTCTTGAGTTGTATCCCAAGTGCATCTATCTTTGCTTCCAACTTTTCTATCTTTGAACCTTGACTCTCAATTTGCTCGGTGTACATCAGCTTTTGGTCTACATATAAGTAACCAATTGCAATTAATGTAATAAACAGAAAACCTTTAACTGGGTCTTTACTGAACTGCTCAAATGAAATCGGTAATGCACTAATCTTTTTATCCATTTTCGTTTTTCTCTTTTTGGAGTTCTTCTGCAATCTTTGCGTTAGTTTCTTGAAGTTGCTTTTGCAAATATTCAATCTGAGCAAGAATGTCATAGGCTTGTGCCTTAAGTTCTACAAGTGTCATAGTATTTATTTTAAGGTAAAATTACTAAATTTAATTTATCAGCACTCCACTGATAAATCCAAGCATTTATACTCATTGCTGGGACATCTCCCCACTCAACATATTGCGCCCCCTGAATCGTGAGATTGCCTTGAGCAACCTGCTCACCAATTGATTCAACACCTTCAGCATCCACTACTTTGGTGAACAACTGCCAATAGTTCGTTGCACTATTTTCATAGTTGTCATTGATGCAGGTAACTTGAAAATACTCTGCTTGTTTGCTTTCGCCATTTACCCACACTTGTTGTGGTTGGATTTTTTTTGCCATTTTTATATATTTAAAATTTTATAATAAAACAATTGTTCTTGTTACACCGCCAACTCTTATTTTAAGGTCAGTACCATCAAACCAAATATCTCCGTTGTTAGGTGAAGTTGGTGCAGTTCCTTGCCTAATTCGTAAAGATGAATTTCCTGTTGTTGAACCCATTATATCAACGTATGCACTTGCAGATATTGGTGCAGATGTAAGGTCTGAACCAAATTGATTTAATGAATCATAATAATTTGCCCTTGTTGCTAAATTATCTGAATGTGTAAATGCCATTACTATTTTTGAAGGTAATGATGCATTTGAATAACCTATTTTATATTGCGTTGCATTCCCAGCACCATACCCATTTCCTTGAGAAAATGATGCAATAAAATTTGCTGAATTATTTGAAAAGTTTATATATGATGAATTTGGCAATAAGTAACCAAAAGCACGAATAGTGCTACCAACAATTACACTATCATTCACAATACTAATAGCAGGAATAGTTGATAAAGTATCTGTATTACCAGTTCCATAAATTTCTAAAGCAGGTTTACTTGAACCTTTTTGACTATAATGGTCAGTTAACCTAATTGCTCCTGCAACACCATTTTCAGTATTGAATGAAATTCCATTTTTATTTGCAAATGTTCCAGTTACTGTCAATGGTTGTGTACCACTCACCCTTGCCGTTCCGTTGACATCTAAATCATAAATTCCAACTGTTGATGTTTTTATCAGCAACCTTCCCCCCAAATAATTATTCGCAGTCCCTGCCCCGTACAATCCCCAACCGCTATTGTTAGTCCAACCAAATGCCTTGTATATACTCCCTGCGGTTAATGCAGTAAGAGTTGGTGATGCTAAAAAACTTGTATAATCTAAAGTTGATGTTGAGGTGATATTCGTTAGAACATTATCTTGAAAACCACTACTTGTAAAATTCCCACTTGATGAAACACTCTGCGAACCTAATGCAATACGGGTATAACTTCCCGATGATGAATTTAGCAAACTTAAACTTGCATCAATATTAACTGTGCCAGTTGACAGACCTGCAATTGTGTTAAGTTTTAATCTATTTGAGATTTCAACTACACCATCATTCCCTACTTTAAATCGTTGTGTTCCTGCACTATCTTGTACAATTAATCCACTTGTCGCTGATGTATTCCCACTCCCCTTAATAAACGCATCACCCATCACCTGCAAACGCTGACCGCCATCGGTGAATGTGCCTCCGTTTTGGAGAACAAGATTTGAGGTATTGAAAAACCTTGCCCATTCAGTACCACCAGTGCCATTATAAAACCTTATAGTATTCCCGTAAAAATATAAATCACTATTATCTACTGAAGATAGAATCGTTGAACTTGAACTTATTGTTAATGCAGGATATGTGTTATACCCTGTCATGTATATTCTCGCTTGCTTTGATTGCTGATTACTTGCTAATGTCAAATGACCTATGTCGTTTAACTGCATCAGCAATGTGCCTGCACTATCACTTATTCTCAAAGGTGTAGTTGCACTTGTTGTACCTGCTCCAAGAATATGTAATTTAGACGTAGGCAATGCAATCCCAATCCCCAACCTTGCATTTGCAGCATCCCAAAACAAATTATTACTCCCCGTTTGCGAACTCGTTCCATTCCAATATGCAACCTGTCCCGTTGCACCGCTACCGCTTATAGGTGTGTAACCTAATGCACTTGCTATTGTCTTGTTCTTCCAAAGTGAGGTAGCTGATTCGTAGATTAGTGCCTCATTGTTTGCAGGACTAACTATACTCACGTCATGCAGTTCATCCAACTCCCACCCGTTCATCACCTTAACATAAATTTTCCCATGATTGGCATGGGCGTACTCAACATATCCAATGACAACAATGTGACCATTGCCAGTTGGCTTGACCTTTGTTATTGCACCGGGTGTTGTAGGACTAAGATAAAGCACATCACCATCTACCCACGTTTCACCTTGAAGTGAACCAGTTGTGTTAATGTCCTCAATCTGTCCAACACATATAATAAATCCCTCTTGATTGGTTGCTATTGTTTCAGTAACAAGTCCAATCGTGTCTGCGCTATTCGCATCATTATTCGCTTGAGCAAAAGCAACGGCAAGTCTTTGCCCTTGCGCACCACTCACCCTTACCGCTTGGTATGCTGCCTTTGTTAGTGTAGTGTTTGGTGATACCTTGTTTACCACCCTTGCAACCAAGTCAACACCATTCTTGAGGATTACACTACCACCTTTTAAAGTAGTCTCACTGCTTCCTATTGTATCGTTCCATCTTGTTGTACCAACCGCAGCCGTTCCCGTTGGGGAGGTGTCAAGTGTCATCTGACCAGCCTTCAGTTCATACTCCCCCAGGTTCACGTTTGCAGTAGCACCCGTATAAGGCACTTTATCATCAAGAGCATCTTGCAGATCAGTCTGGTCACTAAGAGTGCCTGTAATGCCACCCCAAATCGCACCACCACCACCATTATTGACCGCACTATAATTCACAACCACATAAACGGGTGAGACTGATGTGCTGACATACACATCACTACTTGTATAATTAATCTTGATTACCATCGTTAACTTGTTATTTGATCAACAACTTGGACAAAGCCTTGCATCCATGTAAACACACCAGAACCAGTAGTAACTTGGAGTTCGTAATTGAACTCACCAAGAGCATAAGTAGCAGTAGTGACAGCACTCAATGTGACTGTCCTCTCATTAGTATCACCTTCAACAAAAATAGCATTATCCCAAGTAAATATTGTAGTGCCGGAACTATTCTTTGCCATAAGTTTAAAAGTATATGTACTTACATCAATTGCCACCTCTTGACACTCATCTTCCCAAAATGATAATGGCAACACCCATGTATCACCTCTCTTAATTGCCCTTAAATTATGTTCGCCTATCATATTGTAAATTTAAGATTTATTATGATTATAAAGCTAAATATGATGCAGTCACAGTCACCCCATTTAGTGCTGTGCCAAGTGATATAACAAAAGTTCCAGGTGTAGGCTCAGTCACAGTATAATTGAAGTACCACTTTCCTTGATACCCTACAGCAGTCAATTTATGTGTAGTTGGATTCCTACCAGTTATCACACCACTTGACACCACATATTGGTCAACCACGTTGATTAGTTCAATCGCACCCGTTCCTTGCAACGTGTAGTCATAAGTAGGTGTAGCACCAATTGTTGAGTCAAGAGTCAAATCTTGCATAATACAATCAAACTTATAAACTTTGTAGTTATTTTGATTGTCAATCATATCAAGATAAGCCTTGAACTTGGTATCTGTATTAAGGACAAATTGGTCAAAGAAGTAGAATGGTTGCATATAGCTTTGAGCAAGCTTAATCAACCCACTCCCACTAATTGTGAAACCACTCCTACCACTTATATACTCCCTAAAATATCCACTTGTCTTAGGAGCAAGCTCAATGAAATCTCTTGATATATTTATTGAGGAGTTCTTGGCACAAGCAAAAGGGAACACATCACCATTGCTATATGTTGCCGTAATAACTAACCCTTCAGCTTTTAATATGTCTGCCATTATTTATATATATATTTATCTTGATATGGGTCATAGTTTAAAGTACCAGGATAGTCATAAGATACACTCAACTCACCACCATTTACATCAAAGTCCCCAACATTTGAACTAATAGTTACATAAAGAGTATCATTTGGGTCAATTGTATATGTACCATTCAAAGATATACTAAAAATTGATGGAGTAGTTGAAGCATCGTGAGTGGCTGAATCAACCTCTACCTCATTGATATATAGTTTAAAGGTTGCTGTTGTAAACATTGGATTTATTGTGTTAATATCTCCATTTATATTGCATACAAACAAGTCAGTAAGTGATATACTTCCATTATAAGTAAACTTCTTTGTTACTGAGTTATATGTAAAATCAGCAGCAGATACAATTGTAAAAGGTATCAAAAATTCACCAGTCACTACATAATTGCCATTTATTGGGTCAGCATCAAAGTTCTTAGTAATCAACCCACCACCATCTCTATCATTATCCCAAACCTCAATCAATGTTGCACTCCAAGTTGATGATGCAAAATCAATATCTTTTAAGTTCAATATTGCATATATTCTCTCTGGGTCATCATCAACAAACTTCAATGTATTAATCAATCCAATAGGATCACTACCACCATTCCAAGTCAAACCAAAGAAGTTGGCATCAATTTTATTCCTATCAAATCTATTGAAATTCCAATGTGCTACTGTGTTCTCTTTCCTAAATCCTAAAATCTCAGCCGGATATCTTTTTCTATGCCATTGCCTATCAGTCAAGGTAACCCCATCAGTCTGAAGCAAAGCACCTTTATAATTATTTGAGAAGCTATCATCAATATATATCTCACTACTATCAACCATCTTTAATGTATCAGTCTTAGTAAAGATTGATTGAATGCCTGTGATAGCTATATCATATTGACCATTAAAACTTGATAATATCTGAACCTGAAGTGATTTGAAATAAGACTCTTGTCCACCACTTTCCCAAGTTCTAAAGTCATTTGCTAAAATAATATTTATATTACCTGACTCTGGGCAAGGTTGTGAGTCAACACTCAACGTAATCCAATCGCTAAAAAGTGGGTCTCCACTCATCAAATATGATGTACCAAGATAGCTCTCATTTGTGCTAAATGTGCTATTTGTTTGAACCCAAGTACCATCATCTTTTAAATAATAATTATTCGTAGAACCATATAGTAAAATATATGCTTGACGTTTTAACCCGTCATCAGTAAAGACATTCTTATACCTTGTATCAACACTAAACCTAATTTTTTCACCTTGCAATAACTCAACATTGGTTGATTTAATCCACCTATACACAGCATTTGTTAAAGCATTTGCTCCATCAAATCTAACATAGTTATCTTCCAATACACCATAAGAACCATCATAAACCTCAAGCCTTGACAAAGACCCTGTGCTTGGAGTTGATGGTGATGTGAAAGCAGGTGCGCCACTCGTACCCCCTTCTTGCCAAGTCCAACTATCTATATTATATGATTTGAAATTGCCTATTTCAATAATAAATGAACCTCTTGCAAATGAACCATTTTGAACAATCTCATTGATTGATTCGTAATTATGTTGTATTATATCTTGCTTAGTCCTTCTTTTTAAAAACCTTAACATCTCTGGAGTTATAGGCTTAACACTTTCATCAACACCAATATTCACATCATATCTTGTGTTAATTAATGTTCTTGTTGATGAATTTGACCTAAATCCTCTTATATTATCTGTTGATGGGCAGTAAAGCTCCTCAATCCTAAATATTACCCATTTGCCCCTATACATATAAATAGTCTGATTCCAAGCTATATTAAGCTTTTCAATCGCTGTGTATGAATCATCATACTCAAGTACATCAATCTGGAATGTCTTTGCATCAATTTTGCATTGATCAAAACCAGTATATGTATTCCCATCATTCATGGAAACATGAAATAAATTGGAAAATATTCTGTAATCAACAAAATTTTGTACTGCGCCTTGCATCGCATACTCCAATAGTTGAAATGGAGTAAAAGTACCAATCAACTCTGCACCATTATTGCCAAGTTTGGTCTCTTTTAGCAATCCAAGACCCTCTGTGGCCCTAAGAGTCAAGATGTGGTTGGTGTCAATCCAAGTCTCTTGAAAATCATCTTGGGTTAAATAACCCATCCAATAATTAGTCCAAGAACCAAAGTCAAAGTACACAATCACATCATTATCATTGTCCATCATAAAGTCATTAGTGGTTACACCACTTGCTGACCCTATTATGTTCATTGTTGCCAATTGCGCTCTTATTGGCTTGAATATATTTTCATCAGTATTAAACTCACCCAAGGCAAATGGTTGGTCAGCACCTATCAATGTAGTAGATGAACCAACAAAACCTTCAAAGTCAAACCTAACAACGCAAGTTTGCCCCTCAAGTGTCTTGAAACTGTAACGATATTTTTCTGCTTTAGCCAACTCTGTTAATTGTTGAATTTGTACGATTAATTGACCCCACTAAATCACTACCTCTCAAAACCATGTTAACACTTCCACTCATTCCTAATTGACCTGCGCCAACACCATTAAATGAAGGAGCAGATACACCACCAATGCCTAACAAACCACCAATTGACTTTAGGAATCCACCACCGCCTGCACCACCGCCTGCACCAACAACTGCACCTGACCCTGGTACTAAAATACTTGCAATAAGTTTAATTATACCTGTTGCAATAATTTTAGCAACTATTTGTGAGATACTTTGTAGAATAGCTTTAGTAAAATCCTTAAATGCAAACTTACCAGTTTGTAAGAAGTTAGAAAATAAGTCTGTCATTGGTGCAAAAAATACACCTTCAAGAGCAGTTCTTGTTGAGTTAAACTTCTCAATTATATTGTTACGATAACTATTTACTTCTGTAATACTCTTTTGCAATGATTCAGTTGGAACAACCCCAAAACCTTTCCCATCAATCTTCTTAGGTATACTTACACCTTTAGCAATTGCATCTCTTTGTATGTTTACTTGATCCCTTGCTTGTTGTTTAACTTGTGCATTTATTATTCGCCTATTTCCTCGCAATGCAGCAGTTAATTTAGCAGGGTCAGTTGTAATTGTCCCTTCACCAAGCTCACCTCTTGTTGTTTTACCAATATCAGATTGAGCCTTTTTTAACTCCTTTGTTGACTTAGTTAATATAGTAGTATTTAAGTTAGCTTTTGCTATATTGTTTACTATAGGATCAAGCTGACCAATATATTGGTCTTGGGTTGCTGTAAGTTTCTTTATCTCAAGTTCTAAGTTCTTGACCTCTTGAGCAGAACTTTTATAATTAGAAAATGCATTTTGTTGCAATTGTACGGCTGCAAGACCTGTTACTAAGTTTTGCTTTTGACTATTTGATAAGTCTTTTTGTGCTTTAGCGGCATCTAAATTAGCCAATCTAAGTTGCTCTTGCTTTGTAGCTAACTCCTCTGCATTTTTACTTAGAACTGCTGTAATACCAGCTTCTTGTATCTTTAACTTTAAAAGATTCTGTCTTGCTATTGCATTTTCTAATACTAATTTACTTGATGCTTGAGTTAAAGCATTTTCTTCTTTAATACCAGCTACAACATCTGGTGATACTTTTTTTAACTCATTGTAAGCAGCAAGCCTATCTTTTTGAGGATTCTTTAAGTCAGTAAGTGTCTTAACAAGTATATTTATTTTTGCCGACTCTGCTGCAACATTTCCTGCTGCTTTTGCCGTCTCCTCATTGAAAAGCTTTTGTTCTGCTGTTAATTTAGGTGATAAACCAAGTATTGCATTCATTGCCTCACCAAGTGAGCCATACTTTTGTATCAATGCAGTAACACCAGATATAACAGCACCAAATGCAAATGACAAACCTGCTGGGCCTATTAATGATGCACCAATTGATTTGAATGCACCACCCACACCACCTGCATCTTTTGTCAACTTACCAAATGAGTCAATAACTTGTGGCAAGTTGTTCTGAATCGCAATAAATCCAAAAGGTAAATCTCTGGTTACTTGACTTAAAGAAAATAAAGCATTTGCGCCATTGGCAGCAGGAGCTTTTAACCCATTCAATGAATTGGTAGCTACTTTTACCGCTTCTTGTAAACCAGAAGCATCTCCATTAATAGGTATATTAATACTCATTTTCCCAACCTTTTAAATAATTCTCGCATCTCATCATCACTCATGACCTCACCACTTTCTTGGTCACCTGGCAACTGCCACAATGCTTCTGGTGTTTTTGGTGCAGTTTTAGGATCACCCATCAACCGCACCATTGTAAACATCAAAAGTCTTGTCTGCTTGTAAGTATCAACCTTCCTCTTTTCATTTCCTCTTATCATTAAAGAAAACTCCCTTGGACTAATTGCATAGAAATGATTTGGCAATAAACACAAGTCACCAAATGCAAATTCTTCTATTTCTTCCCACGAGTAGTCTTTTTTTTTGCTTCTTGCTTTGGTTCTTCCTTTATCTTTAGAAACTCATTACTACTCCAAATTTGTATTATATCTTTTATTTCAGATAATACTATTTCGTTTGATAAATTAGCTTCTATAAAATCAACAAAAGACTCAAAGCTTTTTTCAATCTCTACATCCTTAATCAAGCAATTGTTATAATAACCAGAGTAAATGATATGAGCAATGCCAATCTCATTTAACTCGTTATTTGTATAAGCCTTGCCCTCTACGAACTTATCAGAAAGGTATCTGAAAGATGCCATCCCGAATTTAAGTCCAATCTTAGTTCCGTTTATAGTAATAGTAGTGTAGTTCATAATTAAGCAGTAACATCAATAGTTCCGGTAGATGTGATTGTACCAGAGAAATTGATAAATTCAGTAGTTGATTGATTGAGGGTAAGTGAAGTGATGTAGCCAAGAAACTGATGGTAGTAAGTAGCACCTGCGCTTGAACCACTAACAACTGGGTTCTGTACCCTTACACTTATAAGAGTTTTGCCTACACTTGCAGCAAGCAAATCCTCATAAGAAATCTGAGAAATAGTTGGAGATACTTCACAAATTGCATCAAAGTCAACACTTGCTGTTGCATCAGCAACACTTGTCATTGGCCCGCAATTTGTTTGCTCTGTGGTTGAGTCAACAGTTGTATTAACTGATGATGTGCGCAGACACACGAGATTTTTGTATGATGAGCCACCGGCTACATCTATTTCTACGTTCTGCAATGATCCTAAAATTTGCTGTGGCATATTATTCTATTTTTGATTTACTAAATTACTAATTGTTATTATCTTTCTCGCTACAAAGTTTTCTCCATCCCTCAAAGGTAAATAACTTGATGAACTTCTTTGATAAGGATATACCTCAAAATCTGTATCACTAAATCCATTAACCTGAGTATCTGGAATTAATATATTTAAAATTTGAGATGATATTATGTCAACAATTGAGTTATCATATGTTCTATATTGCTCTGAGAATATATCAATGACCACATCAACATTGTTGCCAAATGAATTATTCGTATTACTTGCTCCCTCATTTATTGATGAAATTACTATATAGTTTTGAGGTGTAGTTGTGAATGGTTGTTGACCATAAACAGGCACATTTTTGGCATTATATGATATATTGCCATTTAAAGCACTTACATATATAGTCCTAACACTATTTGAACAATCAATCATTATATATCAATTTTTTTATCTGCAATATCTTGCAAATCTTTTTCAATGATTGGTAAAACCTTAGTAACACTTGGATAAAGATAAGGTCTTGGTAATAAATTTACTTGTCTTTTACCCTTCCCCTCAAACTTTGATGCCAACACATCCCATTGCCCCCCATGATTTAAATAATATTTGCCAGTACCAAACTCAACATAAGCAGCATAATCAACTTGTGCAACAAGTTCATAAAAGAACTTTTTTACTTTATTTGATGATATTGATGACCTTAACCTACCTGTGTCAACTACTACCTTATTTTTTGCTTCAGTTGCCATCTGATCAACTCCAATTCCAATGGCAAAATCTAAAGCATTTTCAACCTTAACCTCCTCTTTATTTAACTTATTTAAGGTTTCTTTTAGTCCCTTTATCTCTATGTTAAATCCGCTCGCCACTATATCACAACTTTTTTATATTGATGATAATTTAAACCATCCCAAGATGGGAACTCAGTCATTCTACTTGATGGGTCATTGTTCATCTTCTTTCCCCTATTCTCATAAGACCAAGCAGTCAAAGTAAGTATATCAGTAGCCAAGTCCTCTGGTATTGTGCTGAATCCACATTGATACTTTATGACATAAACTCCTGCCGTATATATCCAAATTTTACCACCTATCACCTCAAAGTCAGTATTTTTGGTTAATACTTCGTAAGTATTCATACCTGTTTTCATCTTAACCTCATCAACGCAACCAAGTGGCCCATAAGGTACATCAAGAATCCAAAAGCCTTGGCTCTGTGGTGTAAGCTCAACATTTATCCTTACTGACTTGTTGACCAAAGAACAACCTGTCAATTTCTCAATATGGACTCTTGCAGCACTCAATAAATCAACAATCATCACATCATCTGTGTCATAATTAGTGATTCTCATCCAATTCTTAGCATCTGTAAGGCTTACTGGTTCTACAACCGCGTCAGCTAATATTGTTATGCCGTCTATATATGTCATCTTTAATTATATTTATTAACACTTTCTCGGAACCAGTTCTCAAACTCATCAAGCGTTTTTCTTGTATCAAACTCTCTTGATCTCGCTTTTGCTTTTCTTGATGCCCATGAATAGGCTTTTTTGTCATCCAACTTTGTAATGGCTTCAACCCACTCTTTGACATTGTTTCTATCTTTAATGTAAATACCTGCTTTGTCACAATTCTCTTTCAACCCAGGTGTATCAGTACAAATTACCGGAATCCCACTACACATCGCTTCTGTTGCTGTTCTCCCCCAACTCTCATATTTTGATGGCATCAAGAGTATCCTTGTCTTTGCGTACCATTGCTTTATATCTGGCGAATTAGGCACATAAGTCACATTTGGTAGGTTTGGATTTATTTGGTCATCATATGACCCAAAAACACCTAAAAATGACTTGTGTGGCATTGCTCTTGCAATCTCCGCAAATATCTTTCCACCCTTGTTCTCGTTTAAGTTTATTAAAGTGATATATTCAGACTTCTCAGGTTCATTCCTCAAGTCATAGTAATTGTAGTCTACTGGCGGAGTCACTATAAAATTACTAAAATTATAATTAAGTAGTTCTTTTAACCACAAAGAATTGTATATTATGTGCTGTTTTTTCTCTGCATCAATAATCTCCGGATATGGGTGAGAATTATGAATCAGATGGAAAACAGGCTTTCTATACATCTTTGCAATATGTATTGTCCACCTGGTGTAGTCCAAATGAGTAAATACCGCATGACTCCATCTCATCAAGTTCTCAATCACATTTGGGTTGGGAGGAAATACATCAATTCCATCAAAGACATAATTATCCCTAATCTTGTACTTGTTAGCATCATGTAAAAGAACTCTAACATTGTGACCCTTTGATTGAAGGTCTTTGAGCATAAAGTGTAGCATCCATTCCGCTCCACAGTTATGCTCTGGTGGGTAAAGATGCACAGAAGCAACTATATTCATAATTTTAGTATTATATCCGCACCAACTATTTCACCTTTGTAGTGTGGATATTTTATTAGTAAATCAGTATAAAAATTATCACTTATATAATGATTCTCAAATTTAAGTTCTTTTACATTATACTTCTCTAAATCAATTGTATTTAATATCCTTTCATCACATCCCTCTGTATCAATCTGCAAATAATGTATATTTTTTATATCATACCATTTGCAGTATTGGTCAAATGTTATAGAACCAATTCTAATTGTCTCAATTATGCTTTTGGGTAGTTCTTTTAAGTACCTATTCAATGGCTCACCATTCTCAACAAGTGAACTGCATCCATCTAAAAATGATGAGTCATTTGCAATCCACTCAGGCTTTACATAAGCCATCTCAACACTATCATCACTATCTGATATAAAAAAGTTTGATGCAGTTGCGTTTGATAGTTGCTTTACGTTTTCTTTCAGCTTATTAAAATAGTGTGGTATTGGCTCAATAAAATATGCTTGATAGTCAGTCTCATCTTTTAGTCTATCAAAGATATTGTCATGACTAATGCCATCCATTGCGCCAATTATCACATAATTTTTCATTTATATCAATTTAGCTGCCGAGTCATCAAATATTCTTGTATAGTCTACATATCCATTCCACAAATCGCTTTGATGTGGCTTTTGCCAAGCAATCATTGGTTTTATTATATAAGTATTGCCTCTTGGGTGTATATTATTCTTTAACCAATCATCAAACATTATGGTTGTATCAGTATATCGTTTGCACAATTCCTTTGGGTTGTTGTACATAACTGCATGAGTAGTCCATGCCCCAAATGTCTTGTAAAGGTTCTCACTATACTTCTCAATGTGATCAACCAGATTCGCCCCAAGGTAGCACAACTCCCAATCACTTGGTAGTTGATATATGGCCTCCTCAAAATGACTGAAATCCCTTATTTCAACATCATCTTCAAAGAGCAATAGTACCCCATTCGTACTATTCATTATTTTCTGCATTGATAGGTTGAATGATGTCCTTGCATCATCGTGTTCAACCGCATACACAACTTCACCACTAAATGAGTTCCTATGCATCTCTTTCAATGCACTATCAAGCATTTTTGATTTCTTAGTAGTAAGTATTTTTACTTCCATAGTACAAAGTTAAAAAAAGGGGCGATAAGAATACCGCCCCCCAAAATATACACTCTAAAAAAACAACACCTTAGATTGCACCGTATACGGCAGCAGTAGGTTGGAACTGAAGCAGTTCACAACGAGCTTCGCACCGGAACGTCAAAAGATTCTTGATGAAGTCGTCTTGGTCAAACTCAGTAGAACGAACATTCAGACCAGATTGTTGAGCAATGGCAAACTTGGTAGTATCCATCACATACATCCTTGAAGCTGTAACCAAAGAATGAGGGATAACAGGGATACCAACAATTCTTACATTACCATTTTGGTCAATAACCATTCCGCCAGGTACTGAGTAATCAGCAGGCTTGGTTTTAAGCAAAGATGCCCAACCAGCATGAGTGATCAAAGAAAGGTTTGGAGTCCAATTCAAAGCACCCAACTGCGCAACATAATCAATGAACTTCTCAGCGGTATTAGCACCAGAAGAAGAACCTGCGGTTGCAGAAGAAGCGATTGCATTAAGATAATAAGTATCTTCTGCCTTTTGGAAATCTTCAATCAAAGACTGCTGAAGATAAGCTTGCAAGAATGGCAAATCATCAATCATCTGACGGCTTACTTTAGCATAACCAGCGATGAAAGAGAGAGCAGTATTTACAACTGTTACATCATAATCAACTTGAGGCTTTGCAGAACCTTCAGTTTGCTTACCGAAAGAACCTTCACCAACTGGAGTGTTGCCACGAGGAAAAGAAACTGAACCGGTAGAAACAGGGATGATGTTGAATACAGAACGCAGATGAGGGTTAACATAAGACCTCAAATATGCATTGTCAACATAAGATGTATAAACAGAACCAGTCAGGTTAGTACCGATGGTCATTGTTTGAACAGCTTTGGCATCCATTTCGTAGTTGAAACCTTTACCATTGCTACGAGATGCAGCTTTGATATCGTTCCATCCTTTCTCAATTGCATTACCAATCTCGTTCTTAATGTTCATGATATGCTCACCATAAGAAGTAGCAACTTTTGCACTTTCTTTAGCTTGCAATTTGCCAAAAGATGCTTTAGCCTCAAGAACTTCGTTTCTTGCTTCAGCAGCAGTCTTGTTAGCTTTAACCAACTCCTCGTTGATTTGCTCAATCCTTGACTCAAATGCTTTTGCAGCCTTCTCTGTGTTTACGGCTACTTCAGCCTTCTGCTCGGCCAATTTGGCATCAAGAGCAGCTTCAAACTTTTTTAAATCTTCCATTTTAATTTTACTTTAGAATTTATTCAAAATTGATATTAGTGATTGCTCAAGTTCCTCGTTCTTCTTTTGCTGCAAAGGTGTTTCTTCAACTGCCTTTGTGCTACTCGTTTTCTCTATCGCTTGTGCCAATTGCCTGACCTTAATCAAGCATAGTTCAATTGTTTCATCGGTAACATCACTGTTCCTTATAAACTTCTCAAAGCTCTTAATTTGTTCTTGTATCTTGGCACTTTGCTCCAAACTTTTTATCCCCAAAATTGGTGTATATTCATTTGCGCCCCAAGCAGTAAGGCTTGAACCCTCAAAAAGCATCACCTCGTGTATCTCATTTGCACTATCACTCTTTTGCTCTCTCAAAGTCCTAAAACCGATTGAGTGTTCACCAATTAGTCCACTCTCAACCATTTTGATGAAGTCTTGCCCAAGCCTATGGCTTCCAACTTGTGAACGATAGTATAAGCCATAGCTATCTTCTTTTAACTCAACAATCTTACCAAGTGGTTGGCTTGGATCATGGTTCAACAAGTGCTTTACCCTTCCCTTTGCCTCTGGCCCCCAATCTTGGATTGACCTCTTGAACGCACCTGGCATCATGATGTCTCCATCGGAGTCAACCATTCCAAATGCAGAAAAATAACCGCTTACCTCTCCTTTCTTTGAGTCAACATCCTTGACATTGGCCTCAAATGATTTGTAATTGTATATCATACTTTTTTTATTGTCTATTTGATTTAATTTTCTTTGCGCCCATTCTATGCCTGCACTCCCTCCCCATGCATCCCACATAATGCCACCACAACCCTCTGAGTATGGCACATCCTTGTGTTGCTGATGCCTTTTAAAAGATGCCATCCTCGCAATGGTATCTCTGCTTATTTTTTCTCTACTCGCCAACTGATTTGCTCTTGCCCATCCAACTGGTGTACCACAATCACTACCATTCTCCTCTTTATACTTCAATGCTCTTTTTGCGTTATTTGTCGCAGCTTCTGGATAATCGTTGTACGTTTGTTCTTTGTAATTATCTGGTTCTTTACTCTCATCTTCCTCTTGTGCAAGATACGCAATATAAGCACGTTCAGCACTTGCTCTTGACCTATACATACACTCTCCGTCTCCTATCCTAAATGTTCCGTCACCGCAACTATATATTGGCATATTTAATCTTCTATTGGTTCAAAAACTATATCGTTGTCTTGCTCTGGTAAAGGTAATGAATGTTCATTTTCACCTTCAGTTATAATTGATGGTATTCCTTCTGGAAATGCATCACAACCACCTTCAATAGGTCTAAAATGTTTACATTTAAAACAAACCAATTCAATTGCTTCCATAGTTATTTTTTAAAGTATTTATCTATAAGTTTACCTGTTGCAAGTGCATATTTACTTGGATTGCTACTTAATTTATATTCAGTAAATGCTTCAGCCATAAATTCATCAATATTTGTACTTGCATAATTACCAAGTGATATATCATTTCTTAGTTTATAGTTTTTATTTCTATTTGCTTCTAATAATTCATTTATATAATTACTTCTAATTTGAGTCAATTCTCTATAAAACATTTTTGTAGATTCTGGTACATCTTTCAATTTTAAGTATTGACTTATTGAAATAACATGACCAAATTCATGAACTGTTGTAGCAATAGATAAATTTTGTTGATCAACTCTACTTTTTGTTCTTAATCCTTCAAAATTTGGATCAAAAATTCTTCCATTGCTTAAATCTGATCTATCACCAAAATTTATTTCAGTTATTTTATTTCCAAAAAATCTTACAAATCCATAAGCTCTTTTTGTACTCTTAAATGTTAAATTAGTTTCACCTTCATAATTTATAGCAGGACTTAAATTATATTCTTTAGTAAGTGAATTAATTGTATTTATTCTTCTACTTAGTTGTTCATTATCAAGTGATTTGGATATCGTTATTTTAGATATATTAAAATTAGTATTGTTATTAAATACATTTGTAATATTTTGTTTTACATCAGGTAATTTTGGCGGTTTTGATAAATTTGTTATTTGAGGTACATTCAATTTAGGCTTCATTATTAGTCTACCATTTGCATCACGTTTGGGGATGAATCCAACTGTGCAACGGCAATTAATAGTAAATCCGGCAGGTGCGCTGATGTCTCCAGGTTGCATTGCTACCACACCCTCACCCTTCTTCCCTTCTGATGTAAATGGTTGATCAAAAGGAACAACCACACCATCTAACTCAACATGATCAAACTCATCCTCTGGTATCCTTCTCGTTCTGCTATCCCTCGCACTTATCCATTGCTTGTCAACTTGGAAGCCATGAGCCTCTGCTCCTTTCATTGCCCCAATGTTTGAACCCCTCATTATCTCTGTCCTTACAATCCTTCTCGCCCTCATATTTGAGTATTCCAACTCCTTATCATCTAAAACCAACTTAACTATATCATCAACACTCAATCCCTCTTGAACACCTGCATTTGCAATGTCAATTAACCTCTTTTTAGTTGTTTGAGTAATACCAGACACAAGTGTAAACCCTTTCACCATCAAAAACTCAAGTATTTCTTTAGTCCATTGAGCATTAAAGCCAAATGTCTCAGCCTTTTGGTTTGCTTCAATCTTCAATGCCCTATAAACTGCATTTCCAAAAGTAACAACACTTTCCTTATACATCGCCTCAAAGACCTTAATCAAATCCTTTTCCCACAAATTTAAACCAAGCTTAGAGATTGATGCCTCTACACCAATCTTCTCTATATCTTTTGCAAAGCCTTCAAATTGAGCAAATATTGACTTCTGAATAGAATTGATATACTTTTTCTCTATATCGTTTCTAATCAGTTGAAACTTGCGCCAATATTGCTCTCTTTGCTTCGCGTTCATCTTCAAGTCTTTTTTTATGCCACAACCTCAAGTCGCGCATCATCATTGCTTCAGTTCGGCATTTCCTCTCCGACTCCATCTTGGGATGAAGAGTCATCACCATTGACCATATCATCTCGTCCGTAGTCCATGCTGTTATTTGTTCCATCAGGTACAGTTAAATCCATCCCAACTTGATCAAGCCTTACAAGTCCACCATTTACATATGAATACTCATAAGCACCTTCCTTCTCTGAGTAGTTCATAGCTACGCGCTTCTCATCAAAGGTCAACCAGTTTGCATCACGAAGTGAACGGGTCATTCTCTCCATATCTTGTTGCATCTCTGGAAGTGCCGTAATATCAAAATCTATATACAAGTCCTCACCATATTGTGGAACTAACCATTTGTTCAGCTCATCACGCAATTGGCACAACTTTGGAACAATTGTATTTGTAACAAGGTCACGCATTGCGTTCTGGTAGTTGTTGTAGCTTGATGTATCTGTGTCAAACAACACAGCAGGCAAACCGAATACCCTACACCATTGATGCATGGACATTTGCATTGTCTTTACCAACTCCATATCAACACTACTCAAACCAAAGTTAAGGTAGTCCCAAGGTGTTTGGAGTACATCAATCCTACCTTTGTTTTGTGTACCATTCACATCATCATTGAGCTTCCTCTTAATTAAGTTTGCTTGCTCCATTGATGGTTGAGCAGAGATTGAACCCACAACCTTTGGAGTCAATGCTCCCTTTGCACCACCATTGTATGCCATCATCGCGGAGGCATCAGCAGCAGCATTTGACATTCTCAGAGTCTTGTAAGAGGCTCTCAATGGTGATAAGCCTCTAAGGTGAGACCTGGTGCTTGCATTGAAGTCTGGATTCCATGTTTTCCATTGGCATACCCGACTTTTCTCTATGTCAATGCCTTGGTCAACCATTAGCTTATACCCAAGGATGCCATATAGGTCATTTGGGTCTGGGTAGATGTCAAGGAACTGCGTTGGAAGAACGAACATCTCCAACACCTTGTCACCGCTTATTCCGGTGTTGCCGTAAATGTTACCCTCACCAGAAAGGAAATGGTAACCAATTAGGTTTTCAAGGAACTGATCCTGTGCTTGTCCAGGGTTGGGTCGCTCCAATAATTTAGCAAGAGGAGTGTCCATAACCACATTCTCAGAGTATGCGTTCTTCCTCGCCATTATGGCTTGCTCGTATGCACCTTGTCCGGCTTGCAATCCTCTTGAGAGTTGTTTGTACCTCATCAATGATGTCCTTGCTTTCTCACCATTGTTCAAGCGGTACACATACCAAGGTATGCTTGCTGACTTCCTTGCAAGAAAGCTCACAATGGCATACACATCAGCATTGCCAAGGTATCCATCCTTTACATAACTATCTTGATTGTATTGTTGTAGAACTGCACCATTTATACCTTGAAACGAAGGAGGAACATTTTGATTTGGATTCAACCCCTTCTTCTTACCAAAAATATCAAATAGACCCATTTTCATTTATATTGCCCCCCAAGTTATCTTAGGGATTGTTAACTTACTAAAAATGCTATATCGTAAGGCATCAAGTATGTGGTCACCAAACTTTACGGGTGAATCAAGTTTATTGCCATTTCTATCGGTTTTCCACCGATAATTCTTCAATTCCTTTAGTAAATTTACACTATCTTGATGAATAAACAAGGGAGTGCCTTTTATAGTCCTAATTCCTTCAGTCACATCTTTATTTGCGTGCTTGGCATTAAACCCGTTTCTCACCAACTCCTCAATGGTTTTTGGCTCGGCTGCATCGCAAAATATCTCATCGTACGGGTCAATATTAAGAAGCTTTAGCCTATCCACCAAATCATTTGTGGTCAACCTGGTTTCGTAGAGTAATTCCTGCGCATAGGCAGCACCCTCAACAAAGGTCACCTTTACTAATGCACTTGGCACATTAAACCCAAAGTCCAACCCATACACCACTTCACCATCTTCTGGCATCTCGGCAGTTGTCTTGTAGTGAGTATATATCAAGTCCTGACTCAAGCCACGTTCACCAAGACCATAGATTTGCCAGTAGTTCGGGTCTGCATCCTTCAATCTTTCCAATTCGTCAACCAATTCTTTAGGGAGAAATGGGTTGTCTCTAAAGGTAGTGATGTTGAAGTCAGCATCATCCCTTGGTATGACTGAGTCATAAATCCAACTTGCCACATCAGAAGGATTGTAGTCAATCACTATCTTACCCTCAGTTCTCATGATCAATTGCATCCAAGCCTCATAGCTGAGTTCATTTGCCTCGTTGCAGAAAAGGTAAGTCCTTGCCCTACCCCTTATCTTTTGGGGTTGATCAGCAGACACAAATTCAACTGTATTCCCATTCAATGAGTAAATCTGCTCAGTCTTGTTGTGGTTGTCCTCGCTGTAAATGTTCAATTTAGTAAGTATGTCCACAAAGTCTCTGAGAACAGACCCTTTTATTGATGGAAGCGATTGCCTTACTATTGTGAGAGTCTTGTTGTTTTCTTGAAGCAACTTTACAATGAACCAGATAAGTATGTTGTAGGTCTTGCCTGAATTATGAGAAATTATATTTTCCTCAGTAACAAAGTAATTGTGAAACTCCTCTACCTCTATATCATAAACTGGTTCATCAATCTCGTGATATATAATTTCTTTTATATCATTAAAGTCTAAACAACGTTTTTCCAACTTCTGCCCCTCAAAATATCCTTTATCGTGCAAGTCTTTACCCCATACTTCTTTGCCAAATCCTTCGCCATTACCACATACGGTTTGTATTCTTCGCGTATAGCTCTTACAATACTCTCTGTAAGGATACTTTTG